TACACAGATGTTTATCTGTAACGTATGCGGTGCGGATGTTTGCTTTTTTGGAGCGGAATATGATGTGAAAGCAAGAATTGCATGGAATCGAAGAAGTGAAACGGAGGAATCCAAATGAAAAACCCAGCCTTACAGCGGAAAAACCTGTACAATAAGAATGATGTCGAACACAGCCACAAAATGGCAATCTATCAGGGGATGGCAATGGTGTTTGCCACATTGGAATGGCACTATGGCTGGAGAGAGAAACGGTTGCAGCGGCTGTTTGACAACGTGCAGTCTATTGCAGAGATACCGCCGATTTTCGGCAAGTCGCCCGATGCGCTGGAGCAGATGCAACATTTTAAGCAAGACTACCAGATTGATTTTACAAAAATCCAATTACAAGTAAAGGAGCGGTTGAAATGAGTAGTCAATTCACAATTAACGAGATTGCAATCCATTACGGGCTGCAGAACCAGCTTGTCAAAACGATGGAGGAAACCGGAGAGCTGCAAACAGCCATTGCGAAATTCCTGCTTGCATCCACACCGGAGCAAGCGGAAGAACTGAAATCCCACGTTATCGAAGAAGCAGCAGATTGCTACATCATGGTGATGCAGCTTCGGAAACTGCTGTCCCCGTACGAGTTTAACAAGATGGTGACGTTCAAGCTTGACCGCCAGAAAAAGCGGATGGAGCAAGAGCAATGAAAGCGTGCAAGCGGTGTGGTCAACCGCTGCCAGACAACGGGGTTGTGATTTATACAAACAAGCACACTGGAAACGTAACAAAGCGTTACGAGAGTTACTGCAAAGCGTGCAAAAACGCAATGCAGATTGCGTATTACAAAGCACACAAATCCAACCTACAGGACAAGACAGGAGCAGCACGCAAGCAGTTAACGCCGGGTGTCCGGTGTAGCAATGTCAATGACTGCTATTTAAATCTCGCCGCATACATTGTGCGGTCAACCATGGTAGAGTACGAGCATGCCTTGCAGAGCGACAACGGCACGCCGGAATCTCTGCACCGCATCGAGATGATAGAGAATGATTTGCTGAGTATCTACTACAGCATTTTGACGATGCAAGCATTGGATTTACAACAGTATTGCATGAACAAACGCAAGGCGTACGGTGTTGAAACTTGCACAAAACCACAAAATATGGTATAATAATAACAATCACTTATCAACATTTTGTGGAAAGGATGGTTGAAAACCGTGACGAAAGAAGAGTTGATGCAGTGCCGCTCGAAGCAAAAGGAATTGATCCAGATTGATGCCCGGATTGACAAACTGCGAGCAGATGCACGCAGTACCAAGGCGATTTGTTACAGTGATGAGCCAAAACACCGTGGTGAGCCAATCCCGGCTGTACAAACTTACATCGAGCGGCTGGAAGAACTGTCAGCCCTCTATGAGGCAAAAAAGGCAGAGCTGCAGACCAGTATCATCTGCGTAGAGCGTGCGATTTTGTTTTTACCGTCTGACCATGCGGTGTTGATGCGGCTGCGGTACATTGACGGCATGCGGTGGGAGGATGTCAACGACAAGCTATTTATTTCGGAGACAAAATCCAAACGCCTGCACCGTGAGGCATTAAAAATGCTGGAGAATAAAAAAATAAGCCCAAAAAAGCCCTAAAAAGCCCTAAAAAGCCTTTTAAAGTCCTTTTTGTTGTGCTATAATAATAACATGGAAAAATGCAAATCCGGTAGGTGTCCCCTGCCGGATTTTTTTTATTTACAGTAACGGAGTGGAGGAAATGGCGAATGAGAAGAACTTAATTCCAATGAATGAACGTACAGAGGAAGAACAAAGAGAAATTGCAAGAAAAGGTGGCATTGCATCAGGAGCGTCCAGACGGGCGTACAAGAGCCTGAAACAAGCTGCTAAGGCATTTTTCAAGGAAAACGACACCGCCGCTATGCGGATGGTTCAAGCCCTCTACGAGGAAGCGGAAAAAGGCAATGTGAAAGCGATTGACAAGTTGCAAGACCTCATTGGCGAGACCGTACAGCGAGAAGAACTTGCCCTCAAGAAAAAGCAATTTGCCCAGCAGAGCGGACAAAAAAACGTTGCAGAGCTGCCGCAACTCTTGCAGGCATTGCAGGAGGATGATGCAGATTGACGTTTATAAAGCTATCCAAAAAACAAAAAACCGTCTTTCGCTGGGCATACAAGCCAGATGCATACGCCTTAATTTGTGACGGCTCTGTGCGGTCTGGCAAGACGGCATCCATGGCATGTGCGTTTATTCTGTGGGCAATGGCAACGTTTGACCGTGCCCGGTTTGGCATCTGTGGCAACACGGTGCAGTCTGCAGAGCGGAACATCATCATGGAACTGCTGCAAATGGCAGACATCACGCATTATTTTCACGTGTCCTACATCGGCGGCAGCAAGCACATCTTAACTGTCAAAGGCAATGGCAAGCAAAACCAATTCCATGTATTTGGCGGCAAGGATGAAGCGTCTTACAAGTTGGTTCAGGGTATCACGCTGAGCGGTGTTCTGTTCGATGAAGTTGCTTTAATGCCGGAATCCTTTGTCAATCAGGCAATCGCCCGTACGCTGTCTGTCGGAGATGCAAGGCTGTGGTTCAACTGCAACCCGGACAATCCGCAGCACTGGTTTTATCAGCAGTGGATTTTAAAGGCAGACAACGGCGAGCGGAACGATGTTTTGCATCTGCATTTCACGATGCAGGACAATCCCATCATGACACCGCAAAAAATCCAGCGTGCAGCGTCTGTATACCCTGCCGGGGCGTTTTATGACCGCTATGTATTGGGACTGTGGCGAGTGGCTGAGGGGCTTGTCTATCCGGATTTTGACCCGGCTGTTAGTGTTATTTCTAATTATAAGCCGTCCGAGCGGGCGGTTTTTTACTTGTCCATTGACTACGGCACACTGAACCCGACCTCTATCGGATTGTGGGCGGTCGAGGATGATTTTGCGGTACGGTTGAAAGAATCCTATTACGATGCACGCAAAGCCGGCAAGCAAAAAGACGATGAACAGCATTATCAGGAGATTGCAAGACTTGCAGAGGGCTACAACATCCAGCAGATTGTAGTAGACCCATCTGCGGCAAGCCTGATTGCCTGCATCCAGCACCACGGCATCTACAGCGTCCGCAAAGCAAATAACAGCGTGATTGACGGCATCCGGTACACGATGACCTTGCTGAAACAAAAGCGGATTTTACTTGCAGACACTTGCACGGACACCATTCGGGAATTTGGCTTGTATCGCTGGGATGACAAAAAGCAGCAGGATGCTGTTATCAAAGAAAATGACCATGCAATGGATGACATCCGGTATTTTTGCTATACCATCCTGCGACATTTGGGGTGGAAAACAGAAGATTGGGGGTGATTTTATAATCAATTATGCAGATATTGAGGCGGTTCTTGGCGTTAAGACCGCCATTTCTCCGCTGATGCGGGGGTACATTGAACAGTGGGAAACGCTGTTTTCCGGCAATTCTGAGAGTCGCGAACAAAAAGAGGGATTACATCTTGCAGCTGCAATCTGCACTGAGTTTGCACGGCTGATTTTTGCAGAATCAAAAATTGAAATTACCGGCAACAGCAAGACGGCAGACTATTTACAATCCATGATAGACAACCACCTGCCAGCGCTGCAAACTAGCTTTTCCGCAGGGCTTGCCAGCGGTGGCATGGTGATAAAGCCATACTACGCAAACGGCGGTGTATCGCTGGAATGGGTGCCCGTGCAGCGAGTGTTTCCGATTGCGTTTACCTCCGACCAGTCTATGCAATCTGCTGTATTTGCGGATACGTTCCGGAGTGGCGAGGACTGGTACACAAGGCTAGAGTGCCACGGTTATGACAACGACAAAAAGCAGTGCATCATCCAGAATTACACCTATCACGCATACGATGCAGACACGTTGGGTAGCCCCTGCGAGCTGTCAGAAACGCCGTGGGCTGGATTAGAGCCGCTGGTCAACGTACAGTCAGATGCGCCGCTATTCGGCTTTTTCCGTGTGCCGAAGCCCAACAGCAAAGACCCGACCTCTGCTTTAGGCGTGTCCGTGTTTGCGGATGCACTGCCGCAGATTGTGCAGGCGGATAAGCTGTGGTCGGAAATCTTGTGGGAATATGAATCCAAAGAAACCGCAGTCTTTGCAACACAGGACATTTTCAACCGATTTGACCGACTTTCCGCACATGATAAGCGGCTATACAAAAAGATGCTGTCCATCGGCGATGATGATTCTGACAAAATCATGCCGTACTCGCCGGAAATTCGGGATGCATCGTTTTTCAACGGCTTAAATAAGATTTTGCAGCGGATTGAATTTTCCTGCCAACTTGCCTATGGAACGCTGTCAGAGCCTGCAGAAGTTGCAAAAACGGCAACCGAGATTGAAGCATCTAAGCAACGCAGTTATGTGTTTGTGTCTGCCCTGCAGAAGCAGACAGAATTTGCCCTGCGGCGAGCGATTACAGCAGCGGCAACGCTGGCATTTTATCACGGTGCAATTCCATCCACAGAGTTTGAGATTGCGTTTGACTGGGGCGACAGCGTGCTGGAAGACGTGGATGCAAAGACGCAGCGAGAGTTGCAGTTTGTGCAAGCTGGCATCTTAAAGCCGGAGATTTTTTTGAGTAGCTATTACGGTTGCTCTGAGGACGAGGCGAAAAAGATGATTCCGGACGCTGGCAACGCTGAGGATTACAGCCTGTTCGGGGTAGGTGGTCGCTGATGCTGCCGCCGATTTATTACGAAACATGCACGGATGCTGTACTTGCAGCGTACGCCCGTCTGGAGGATGCGATTTTGTCGGCAATGGTCAAACGCATCCTGCGAATGGGGTTTGTGTCCGAAGCAACCAAACACCAAGCAGAGATGTTACAAGAGGCTGGCTTGCTGTACGAGGACATCTTGCAGCTGATTGCACAACGCACAGATGCATGCACAGCACAGGTTCGGGCGTTGTTCGAGGATGCAGGCGTGACGGCAGTCGAGATGGACAATCAAGCCTACAGAAAAGCGGGAGTTGCAACGGTTGACATTCGGCAGTCTGACAGCCTGCGGCAGGTGCTGGAGGTTGGTTTTAAAAAGACCATGGGCGTGATGGACAACCTCACGAAAACCACGGCACTGACCACGCAGCGTGCCTTTTATCAGGCTTGCAATGACGCGTATATGCAAATTACAAGTGGGGCGTTCTCCTATCAGGAAGCCATCCGAAACGTGCTAAAACAGGCAGCAAGAGGCGGCTTATCGGTCACATATCCATCCGGACACGTTGACAAACTGGACGTTGCCGCCCGCCGTGCAGCGTTGACCGGTGTCGGGCAGACGGCGGCAGAGGTCAGCAAGACCAACGCAGAGGACAACGGCTGCTATTTGATGGAGATTACTGCCCACAGCGGTGCAAGACCCGAGCATGCAAAATGGCAAGGGCAGCTGGTCAGCCTGACCGGAAAAGACGTTGGCAAAATCATTGACGGCTTGAAAGTCTGGTCACTGCGTGGCATTGGATACGGCAGCGGCGACGGCTTCCGTGGCTGGAACTGCCGTCACGACTGGTATCCATACTTCCCGGGGCTATCCACGCCGAACTATACCAAAAAGGAACTGGAACAGCTGGACGAAAAGCGGATTGCATGGAATGGCGAGAAATACACCGAGTACGAAATCAGCCAGATGCAGCGAGCCAGAGAGCGGAACGTTCGAGAGTTGAAACGGCAAACGCTAAAGATGCAAAAAGCCGCAGAACTGACAGACAAGCCGGAACTGAAAGAAGCTGCCACGGCAGATTATCAGGCAACTGCTGCAAAGCTGAAAGCAGCCGAAAAGGATTTGCAAACGTTCTGCAATCAGACTGGACAAGACCGCGACCGGTTTAGAGAACAGGTGCTGGGATTCAGCCGGAGCGAGGCACAAAAGGCGGTGCATGCAGCGAAGAAAAGTGGGTTGACTTCTGGCGGTAGAAGTGGTACAATAAAAGAAAAAGATATGTTCCACACAAAAGACGACCCAATACGAGAAATTTTAGGAAGTGCAGAACAGTCACATCCTGAAAAAGTAAAAGAAATGATGGAGTATTTAAAATCCGTTCATGTAGACGTAATCATTAGAGATGAAAACGAAAGTATGGGTTATCAACCAGGGCTGTCAGCAGGAAAACCAGGGCAAATTGTATTAAACAAGCAAGCGAGCATCTCCGCTTGGATGCATGAAGTACAACATGTTAAAGATGATGAAGAGGCTGGATGGTCTGGAATGAGAGTGCTTTATGACAATGATGAACGATACAGACGCGAGAAAAAAGCTTATGACATTGAAATTAATTTTGCAAAGCAGTTAAACCTTGATGATGTGGTAAAACAGTTATTAGTCTTATTAGATGATGAAAGGAAACGAATTTATAATGAGTG